CGTTAGAAGCCGAACCCGGAACAACAGTAAACACGAGCGGTACAGGTTACGACCTAGCAGATATTAGTGCCGGGGGTATAACTGCGGCTGATGGCTTCACAGGCGATCTCACAGGCGATGTAACAGGCAACGCTGACACGGCAACAGCCCTAGCAACGGGTCGAACTATTGCTATGACAGGTGATGTTGCTTGGACTTCAGCATCTTTTGATGGTTCGGGAAATGTAACCGGAGCAGGAACCATTCAGGCTAATGCTGTTGAAGGCTCGATGTTGAACACTAATGTAATCTCAGGGCAAACAGAAATTACTTCTGGCTTGGCAGCAGCAGACGAACTTCTTTACGATGACGGTGGGGTACTCAAGAAGGTTGGCTTAGACACTCTCACATCTTATCTTGCAGGAGTAAACGCAGGGACAGTAACGTCTACAGGTATATCTGATTCTAGCGGTGTTCTTACAGTTGATATTCAGAACATGACTGCTTCAACAACGATTGCTGATGCTGACCTTGTTGTAGTAGATGATGGCGCAAATGGCACTCTAAGGAAGATGACTAGGGCAAACTTCATTGAAAGTGCTGCTTTAGATGCAATCAACATTGATGGCGGTGCTATTGACGGTGCGGTTATAGGAGCTAACGATGCTGCTGCTGGTACGTTTGCTGCGCTGGTGTCTACCACCTTTGCTCCGTCAGATGACGTAACTCTAGCCTCTCACAAATATCTGAACCTGCCTGAAAACTCAAGCATCAAATTTACAGACCAAATAGGTGTGGATAACAGCATCGACAACGATGATGGGCAAGGAATTATATTCACCTTCAGAGCAGGGGCTACTGTAACTCCGTTCAGTCCTGTTTATATAGACGGAAACAATGAAGTTCAGGAATGTAATGCCAACGCAATAGCAACCATGCCTTGTATCGGAGTAACAATGAATACTTCTGATGTATCTGCCGATGCAGACATTGAAGTAATGATGCTTGGTCTAATAAGGCACGACTCCTTTTCAGACTTCGGCGCAGCGGGCGCACCTGTTTATGCGTCGGGTACAGCAGGGGCGTTGACAACTACCGCTCCGTCAGGCACAGATGATGTTGTGCAAGTTGTCGGTCACTCCATTGCTGAAGACCTAATCTTCGTACAGCCCTGTCTAACAACGATTGAACACGCTTAATGGCTAACAACGTAGCAAAAGTAAACGGCATAGCTATCGCCAGTATCGCTAAGATAAACGGGCAAAACGATAGCGACCTAGCAAAGATCAACGGGTTGGAGTTTACTGGCGGTCCAACCGACGCACACACGTTGATTTCTAGCCAAGACGCAGGTGGCGCAACATCTGTCACGTTCTCTAGTTTGGGAACTTACGACGTATTGATGCTCGACTGGATAAACTTCGACTCGACGGACGGGAGCGATGATGTTCTTGCCTTCCAAGCTACTACGTCTAGCTACTCGTACAATGCTCCGATAGTAAGTACCTACTTTCGCGCTTACCATGAAGAAGATGATGACCCTGCAAACTCTGCGTATTACACAAGTGGAGATCAATCAGCATCAGACGCAGCATATCAATGGCTAGGGACATACCAAGACCAAGACGTAGCAAACGCATCAGGGTGTGGCAATCTAACATTGTTCGGTCATTCAAACACAACGGACTATAAAAATTTCTTGTCAAGGGGAATAACTGATACCGGCTCTGCTGCACATGACGCTCACGTTGCGGGGTACTTCGATACAACAGAAGCTATTACGGCTCTTCAGTTCAAGGCTCTTGGTGGTGGAGCGTTTACCGGAACATTTAAACTCTATGGACTGGCTACATCATAATGCCTCACACGCTTATTTCTACACATACTGTTCCCGATGATTACAGCGGAACTACCTCATCTGTTGATATTACTTCGGGCATTACATCAAGTTATTCAGTTTACGAATTTCACCTACTAGACCTTCACCCTGTTACTAATTCAGTTTCGATTTCTTTTCAAGCTGATGTTAGCGGTTCTACGGATTTCGACCAACCTATTACTTCGACGTTTATGAAAAGCAAAAGGCATGAATCTGGGACAGGAAACGAAAGCATGTCTTACGTTGCTGCTTATGACCAGACGCTTGGGGATGCTTACCAGTTACTTTGCAACGACTTAGGCAACGATGCCGACCAAGCTGTAAGCGGTGTGCTTACTCTCTACAACCCATCAAGCGGTACTTATGCAAAAAATTTCGTGTGTAAAACATTTGAAGCGCATGAATCAGACATTCATATGCACAGTTATTGTGCTGGATACATACATCAAGCAGACGCAATTACAGCAGTAAGTTTTAAGTTTGACTCTGGAAGCATTTCAACTGGTGTCATCAAAATGTATGGGGTATCGTAATGGCATACATACTTATTAAATCCCAAACTGCGTCTAACTCTGCTTCTGTTGATTTTGTAAATGGAGCAAGCGATGTAGTGTTTGATGGCACTTACAAAGAATATGTAATTACTTACACGAACTACAGTCCTGCAACAGACGAAAGACAGCTTCACTTTCAAGTAGATACCGGAACTGCTACTACCTACGGTCAAAACACAACAACAGCTACCGCTTACGCTGGCAACAGAGCAGACTCAGGCTGGAATGAACTTGGTGTACCTGACGGGGGAAAAGGAAATGATTCGGGCAAAATAAAACTTACTTACTCCGGTGAAGGGACTCACGCTGGCTATAACTCTAGCGGAGAATTACGCTTGTTCGACCCGGCGGGAGGAACATTTATGAAAATGTGGGAGAACAGGTCTATTACTAATTACACAGGAAATGATTCAGCAGCACAAACATATGCTATTGATTACTATTCATCTGGATATGTTCATCAAACTAGCGCACTAACACGAATACAGTTTGTTGCTGCTACAAGTTTTGGGTCTACTTCTGGAAACATAGCTACGGGTATATTTACCTTGTATGGAATAACATAATGGCAACACTAGAACAGTGGAAAAAACAAATAAAAGCAGATAACTCGACAGGGTTAACTCGTATGGTCAATGGGGTTTCTATTCCACTTACAACCGCTGAGTACAACAAGACGATTGACGAGTGGGCAAAAGCATCGTTCGACAAAGAAGTTGCAAACAACATCAGGGACAACGGTGGCAAGTCTGCAAACTATGCTGATTATCGCAGAGATGCTTACCCCAGCATTGGCGACCAGTTAGACATGCAGTACCATGACAGCGTGAACGGTACGACCACATGGGCTGATGCGATTGCAGCAGTCAAAGCTAAGTATCAAAAGCCATAGAGGGCAACATGACAACTGAGAACAACATTACAATCACCATGCAGGACGTTGACGTAGTACGTGCGTTGAACCCTGCCTTTGCAGATCAGCTAACTATTGCTGCGGTGGCTCGCATAAGAGCAGAGAACACTCAGCGCATCGAAGCTGAAGCTGTTGAAAAGAAATCAGCGAAGAAGTAATGGTTCAAATACCAGAGTATCCCGACGTTACACATAAGACCGGAAGAAGAACGCAGCTAACACCCTTTGTTTACAAGGCAATTATTGAGGCAATAAACCAAGGTAATTGGCAATCAACAGCAGCCCGCTCTGTTGGTATAGAGCCACGTACTGTGAGTCGATGGGTTCAAATAGGTCGTGGAGATCACCCAACAAAAAAAGCGGTTGAGCCTTTCATAAGTTTCGCTAATGAAATTGAAAATGCGTTAGCAAAAGCTGAACAAAGTTTAGTAAAAGATCTTCGTGGTGAAGATGACTGGCGAGCCAAGGCGTGGTTGCTAGAGCGTGGTCCATCAAGAGATCGTTGGTCGCAGAATGTTACAATCTCTGCACAGCTAGCACCTGCTACGTCTATCTTAGATGCATTGCGGAGCAGGTCTGCTGCGATAGAAGAGGGTGATGAGATACAACCTTTACAGGTGGCAGCACCAGTAGAAAAGGAAAGTTCAGATGCCTAAAGTTGGCAAGAAGAAATTCCCGTACACCCTGAAGGGTAAAGCTGCTGCAAAGAAAGCAGCTAAACGCACAGGTATGAAGGCTAAGTCCAAGAAGAAACGCAGCTACTAATGGCAGGTATTGTTAGCGGAAGTATAGAACTAGCGGGGCTAGCCCAAAGGCTTGCTCAGACTCCAACTCCTATTAAGTATTTGTGGATACAGACACCGATTGAAAACAAGGATGTTGTTTTTATTGGGTCGTGGAATGAAGGGGAGTCACTTGCCCATATATGGAACAGTGACTCTGTTCCTCCCAGTCCTGCTATACCGCCCGGAGTGGACAAAGAGTTTATTTTTAGGCATGATTCTAAAGAAGCACCGGGAGATCTCAGTGAGATTTTTGTTACTGGTAAGAACCCCGGTGATGTTATTACTTACTTAGCAATAACTACTTAGAGGGAAAATATGGAAGAAATAAAACCAGAGCAAGAGGCAAGTGTTGTTCAAGAAGATGCTATCGTTGTTGATGCGACTACTGCCAAGCCCAAGAAGGTGGCTGCAAAGAAGGTCAGCAAGAAAAAGGCTACGGTCAAGCGCAAGGCTACGACTGCAAAGAGCAAACGACGTAAGACCGCTACAAGACCAAGCGCACCGCCACCTCCTCCGCTAACCCTTGATGAACTCAAGCAGCAGGGTAGGGAAGCCAAGCAAGAGATCGTAAGCGCAGTTGTTGAGCCTGCTGTAGAGGTTGTTGGCTCTCTGTCACAGACGATCAGAGACACTATCGGTGGGGCGTTCGCTGGGCTACTCAGTCGTAAGAGGCGTGATTAAATGCACCCGCTCGGCTGGATGTTCAAGTACTTCATCGGTTCAATCGTTGGAGCAGCTACCGTTGTTCAAGCCCTAAAGATTGCTCGTTTTGAGTTGGGGAACACCGTTGAGGGATTGATATTTCGTCTTGGTGTTCACGATGATAAACACAAGAGGGATGATGGGTAGCTTTGATTCATCAATTACTTCTGTACGTCGGAATCTTTCCGGTAAGATAAACAAACTAGGTGTTCTCAACATAGGGAACACCAAAAAGAAATAAGAGGGCATCATGCCAAACGACCCAATAATCATCGGTATTGCTGTACTAGCCATCGCAGTGCTTGGTTACACAGCAATCAGCGGAATGATGAGCGGTACTAAGAGTAAAGACAAGACCGACAAAGGCGCGTAGCTTTTGACTCTCTCCGCTTACGAGCGGGGGTATAAGTTCGGTCAGCGGTTTCGGAACACTGTATTCCTATGCATCTTGGCATGGAGTATCGGGGCAGGTGCTACCTTTTGGTGGCATCCCGAAGTGTTTGCTTTTCTGCTAGCCCCCGCAGAAGATAAGCTGTCCCCGTTTGAGGGAGGCTTACCCATCTTCACAGGCGTACCCGATATGTTCGGGGCTACCCTGAGTCTATCCATGAAGGGTGGGCAGGTTGTAGCACTGCCTGTGTTGATAGTCGGCATACTCAGTATGCTCAGACCCTTAGTCCCAAGACGCTTCTGGCTGTTCATAACAACGTACACAGCACTGTCTGTTGGCATGTTTGCTCTAGGTGCATCATTTGTTTTCTTTGTGATGATGCCAGTGTCTCTAAGTTTCTTGCTCACGTTCGGGACAGGAGTTGCTGTTCCTGTAATCCTGCTTACTGAGTACCTAGCTTTATTACTGTCGCTAATCTTCTGGATAGGTGTGTCGTTTGAACTACCTATCGTCATGCAACTCTTAGCTAAGTTCAGGGTTGTCTCGTATGCAAGGGCTAGTACGTTACGCAAGTGGGTTATCCCAACCTCGTTTATATTTGCAGCCCTCATCACTCCGTCGCTAGACGGAACTCTCACACTGCTAGTGGCGATACCAATGCTGCTGCTCTATGAAATAGGGCTGATTGCCAGTTGGCTTACGCACAGAGAGGAGGGGAATTACTTTGCTGACTTGCCTATGGTCCAGACATTGCAACAGGTGTTGGGCAGGATATACAAGGCGGTCAGATCAGGAGTTGGGTGGCTTGCCCGAAAGGTGCGTTGGGTTATAGGGTTACCAGTAAGGGCAGTCCGGTTGGGTGTCGTGAAGATTGTGTGGTGGTGGAATAACCGGGGCTAGCTATCTGCTGGTCGTTCTGTTCTTCTCTGGTTTCAGAGCGACCGCCCTCTGCGCCCCTCGTCAGTGCAGGTATAACCTTCGGCTGGCGGGGGGTGTTTGTTTAAGGAACAAGAGGTTCTAATGAAACGCTTCATGCAGAACAAGTGGACAAACCGTGTTGCTGTGGCTGTCTGGGTCGCTGTGACGCTTGCTGTGTGGCTGCTGCGATGATGCGTGGGTGGTTGCCGATAGTATGGCTAGTGCTAATCTATGGAATCTTTTTGTGGTTCGGTATTTACGTTTGCGGGTGGTGTTAAAGAAAAAAACCCCGCCTCGGAGAATCAAAAACGAGGCGGGGCTAACGAAAGGAACCAACAACTCCTAGCAGAAAGTTGAGAGGTCACTTCCTATAATATCACAGGGTCTTCCCAAGTAACGACTATCTCCACTCGCTCCTCACCACGAGGACATCGCCACTTTTGCAGGAAGATTCTGTCCACTTGGTTGTCATCGTGCCAAACCTCTGCTTCAGAGAGCGCATCCATGATGGGCTTGAGTAGATTATCTGCGTCAGGCTTCTGTACGTGCGCTCCGGTGGTAGCAGCCAGCTTCTTAGGCGTTGCCTTCTGCCACGGAAGGTACACATCTACCATGATTCCTACTGGAACACCCTTTGGAGCAGACTCTGAGCCATGTGCTGCCCAGCGTACCTCATCCATCCATGCCCGAACTTTCTTGTTGTTCGCCATGCTTGGGTGACCGTTCTTCATAATGATGCGGATGCTCTTGGGTGCAGCAACACCGGTGTGTGTGATCTTTATTTCAGTCATGGTGTAGACCCTACTGTTATAAAGACGGGTGTATGTTCTCCCATATATGCGCCAATTACATTGAACTCAAAGTATTCAACGGCTTCGTCTTCAGGCATTTCTCTTGCAAGAATCTCAATGCACTTGGTGTAGTCGTATACCGCTACGTCGTATGTGAACCTGTTACCCATACCAATCAGGGCTTCAGAGAATCCATCTGCTAGTAATGCGTTATCAGTCATGGTGTCCCCTCTTGTGTCCAGATCAGCTTCGGCTCGATGAACGAACCTGTCTCCATTGCGTACTCATACATCTCTTTACTACGGCACAGCTTCCAAGCGGTACGCCCGTCGTGCATGTTGTTGTATTCGATGATGTGCGTGGTGTCATCCCCACCATTGGTTGTAATGATGTTGTCCACCCACTCTCTGTTGTCGGTGCTGGTCATGTTGTTTCCTTGTGTTGTTGTAAGTGCCAGTTGAGTGCCACGAAGCTGCCGAAGAACTTGTTGCAGCCATACGGACACTGGTGTGTCGGTTGCCATTTGACGTTCATAGTTCCAACACCTTTGCGCTAGGTCGCCAACCGCAGTAGACGCAAGCCACCTTATCGTCGAGCCTAGAA